CTGTTTCTCCAGGGATCGCCTATGAACATACGCAAGAAGGGGACTCAATATATGAAGATGAAGAATCTTCCAGTGATTATATTGAGCAACTATACTCTGGGAGACTGTTATCCCAAAGCCAGAGACGATGGAAGGTTGGAAACCCTCCAAAGTAGATTAGAAGTCATAGAGGTAGAGAAGTTTATTGATTTTTACAAGGATAGAGAAGAAATGATCTAAGCATCAATAAAACGGACTCTTGTGTACCAATCGATAGAGACTACACTAGCAGGTGTACCAGTACCACCCACATAATCACAAGTATAGCATAAGTATAGAGCTCCAGTTGAAATGCTGCCTATTGTTGAAGCAGTACCGGAGAAGATAATTTCGTAGTTGCAGGATTTCCATTTAGACCAGAAGACGTTGTTTGGACTTCCAGTTGACAGTGCACCACCAGCTGTTAGCAAATAGGAACCTATTTGCATTCTCTTATCGTAGATTACTTTAAAGCGGTCTCTGTTGTTCAAATTCATTGGAGAAGATGTATCGTTGCTTGCAAAGATATCCGTTCCAGCAGGGAGAGAGCCGCTATTAGGTTGGGTATCGTATATAACCACAATTCTAGCGAAGCAACCGATAGGTGAGCTACCGTTGTTATTGAGGGTGGGGAAAAGGTTTCCGTTTACTAAAACGGATTTCATTTGGGCTTTTCTACCAATTCTTTGGTTGTAGTCTGTTCCTTGAGCAATACCGTTGAGTAGGTTAACTTTCCACGTTAGAAGAACGGGGTCGTTAACAAGGGTAACGTCGGTGAATTTTAGCTCGTTTCGTCCTCTGAGAGTGTAAGCTCCGTAGAATCCTCTGCTAGCAAGTGGTCCATAGCCTCCTGTTGCAATTGCACTGCGTGCTCTAAGAACTTTACTCGCTCGTGCAACTGCTTGACGTGCTCTTCCAGCTTTGGTTCTGGACATAGTTTTTCTGAGCATTCCCATAGTACTGATGCTTGTCGCTTAACTGGGGCTTTCTTTTTAGCCGGTCTGGGGCTTTCAGCTGGATCCATCACTCTTATTCACTCACTCACCAATCACGTCACTTTAAACACTCACTGACCAATCACAAACACACACTTTATTCACAGAAAATATTCTAAGAACTCGGAATTAGGCTGCGGGTAGGCAGTCGCGTAGCTGGCTGCTCCCACGCAGTGGGTAGCCAGCGAAGCCGACGCTCTCCCAGCCGTGCAACATCAACACTAATCGGATGTCCCAACTAAATCGGATATTATCAAAAATATCGCCACCCGTAATCGGATTACACATATTCTATTTTTAAAAATAGAATCACTCGCACGTTAGACACAAGTGCTGACAGGAACCAAAATTAAACCCTGGTGAAAAACCCGGGTATATAGCGGGACACTTCTGGGCGTATAATATTACTACGCCCAGCGGTGTCCTCGGTGTCCTAGCTATGCAAACATTTCCTACTCCTCATCAAGAATTATTGGAGCTTGAAGAAGAACCCCTTGCCGAGCCAGAGACTCTGGAGGCTCCGACAGAGAAGGCCAAGGCAAAAGGGTTCAGGATGTCTGGGAAGAACTATACCATCACGTTTCCTCAGTGTGCCACAAAAAAAGAAATAGCCGTAGAGCGGATCGAACAGAAGTATGGATCCGAACTGAAAGGCTACTTGGTCTGCGAAGAAGACCATAAGGATGGAACACCACATTTGCACGTGTTCCTGCAGTTCCACAACAAGAAGAATTTCAAAACAGTTGATTGTTTTGATTTTATTGCCGGACAACACGGCAATTATCAGGTAACGAAATCGGTTAGAGCCTGGGTACTCTATTGTACTAAGGGATCAAACTACGTAGCGAAGGGAGTGGATGTCGACGCGATCACGCAGAAGAAGGCTTCGAAGTCAACGGATGTTGCGAAGATGCTCATGGAGGGAAAGAGTTTATCTGAGATAAACGCAGTGGATCCTGGGTATGTCATGCTCAACAAACGAAAGCTTGAGGAGTATGAATCTTGGATAACAATTGAGCGAGCCAAAAAGAGTAAGCTTCAATGGGTCCCTCCAAAGATTGATGGCCTAACTGGTGCTGATAAGCAGATTGCACAATGGATTTGCTTGAACATTCGGCAGACACGCAAATTCAAGGCCCCTCAGTTATTTATTACGGGCCCGAAGAACCTTGGGAAGACCTCGTTGATAGAGTGGTTGGGTACTTCACTGTCGTTGTACCATATACCTCAAACGGAAGACTTTTACGACCTCTACACGGACGACTACGACCTGGTAGTGTTCGACGAATTCAAGGGTCAGAAGACGATCCAATGGATGAACCTGTTTCTCCAGGGATCGCCTATGAACATACGCAAGAAGGGGACTCAATATATGAAGATGAAGAATCTTCCAGTGATTATATTGAGCAACTATACTCTGGGAGACTGTTATCCCAAAGCCA